AAGCGCCCCCCTAAGCCCCCTCACACGCAAGAGGAGGCGCCATTCTGATCTACCTGCTAGGCGCCCTAATCGTCGCGGCCATCATCTGGATGGCCGACCTGTAACCCCAGCCCGCCCCGTGCGGGCTTTTTAACGGCCTTACAGAGCGTCGCCATCGTCCGGCTGGTACTCACCCCCATCCGGGGCTTCTAGAGCCCTCTGGACGCGTTCTACAGCCTCGCCCTCGATCACCCTAGCCTGCGCAGCTTCCAGCGCCCCCACAATCGACACTCGGGTGTCGTTCTGGATGCGAATTTCCTGGGGGGCTGGGCTCCACCTAAGTTGCGTCTTCGACCACCAAATCAGGCAGGCGGTATCGCCGGCCATGGCGCGTTCGAACAGCGTGGCGCTGATCTTTTCGCCGGCTTTGGCGCGGCCCAAGGCGACTTCTTTCGGGAACAGCCGCAGGACGGCATCCTTGCTAATCAGCGGGCCACCGGGCTCCGATATCGCAGCCCCGATCATCTCCAGCGTCATGCCCAGACCCGCCATCCGTTCCACGCGTGCCCTGTTCGTTTCATCCGGCACGATACTCGGTGGCCTACCCGCACCAGGACGTGCGCCGCCGTGTTTCATCATCGCGCTATCAAAATCATCGATCGTGCTCGCTTGTGCGCTATCAGAACTCATCAAATAACTCCTCAATCTTTGCGTGCAGTTCGGGCCGATGCTCGCGCATAGTTGCGAAGTCTCGGGTGTACCCGATCTGTCCGGTCATGGTGTTCAGGACGACCCAGTAGTTAGCCTTCCTGGGTGCATGGCCGTTGGCGACGATCTTAAACGTCAGCCAATCGTTTGTGTGCGGCTGAGGCTTGGCGAACACGCGCCATTCGATCTTTTCCGCATCGAAGCACGATCGCACCCTTCGCCATCCCTCGCTGGTATCTGGCGGGTTACCCCGGTAACTCTTCATTCCTTCATCCCCCGTAAAAACGTCGTCCGCAGCGTAACGGTAACTAGGTAACTCCCCCTGCTATAGAAAGGGGGTAGTTACCAGTTACCCTGTTACCCTGCCTTGCCCCCCGTAACAGTTACCCAAAGTTACGTTACGTTACCCTGTTACCCTGCCCCATCGGAAGCCTTCTGCATGAGCATTGAGGCGGCGTGAGCAGGGTCAATGACTCTCCACCCGTGCTCAGTGGCCTCGATGGTCTTGGCATCCATCAGGCTCGAAATGAGCTTGCCAGTGGCGGCAGGCTTCACATAGAGCTTTGCGCTAGCCTCTCCCAAACCCCCTTTAGTAGTCAAGTAGTCCAGCATGGCCGAGCGACTGACGTAGGGCGCACCGTTACGCAGTTCCGCGCCGCTATCCCACCAAGCCCGCTCGAACATCCTGCGGTGCTGGTCGAGCTTGTTACCGGCCTTGCTGGGGGCGGTAACAGGGGCGGTAACAGCGGTAATTACCGCGCTAGTTACCGGTTCCCCGTCCTCATCCACCCATCCAGGGATGGCCACCTGTTGCAGGCTGGCGTAGATGGGCGCGGCTAGCTCCGCGTCCTTGCTCTTGCGCTGAACGATCTGAATCGGCTGGCCGTCTTTGGCAGGGACGACGCTGATCTCGATATCGAGCGCCCCTCGCCACGCACTCGACCCCCTGGCGCGGTGCTGGGCCTCCTCGGACACGCCGGTATGGTGGACGAGCAGGACGCTGCAATCGAACTCACGCATCAGGCCGGCGCAGGCATCGAGCATGGTCTTGGCGTCTTGGGCCGAGTTCTCGTCGCCGGCCAGGAACCGATGCAGGGTGTCCACGATGATGAGGCGCGGCTTTCGGGGCAGTTTGCGTATCTGCTGGAGCGCCTTTGCGTAGCCCTCGGGGGTGTTCAGATCCACCCCGGCGCGGCTTAGCCACATGGCCAGAGATTTCTGTTTGTGATGATACTTCCACCCTGCGATGCGCCCTCGCAGGCCGTGATGGCCCTCGCCGGCCAAATAAACGACGTCGGCGGGGCGCACCTTTTTGCCCATCCACTCGGCCATGCCGGACGCCAGGCGCAGGCACATATCCAAGACGACGAAAGTTTTCCCGCCGCCGGATGGGCCATGCACCATCATCAGAGCCGAGTCCTGTAGCCACCCCTTGATGAGCCATGAGATGGGGGCGGGGGCTTCGCTGAACGTATCGGCCGGGATGAGCCAGTCGGGATCGGGGGCGAGCAAAGACTCCGCCGCCTCATCCCCAAGTGCTGCCGACGCTGCGAGATCGGACGCGGGCTCGTACCGTGCCACGGAGGCGGCAATACGGGCGACTTCGGACGATGGCAGGGGGATGTCGCACCGGGTCTCGTTGGCCACGCGAAGCGCCGCCAAGATCTCGGACTCACCCATGCCGTGCCGACGCATGGCCCCCGCAAGCGCAGTCAGGCCCGCGTTGCGATTGCCCCTGATTAGCTCGCCGGTCGTCGTCGGGGATCGACGCTCACGGGCAAGGTAGGCCGCGAGCCATGCCGATGGCACGGGTGGCGGGGCCACGCCCTCTAACGGGTCGCTGGACGCCTCCCAGACGTACTCGCGCCCACCGACGATGCTGGGAGAGGCGACGAAATAGCGGCCGTCGCTGAGCAGGTCCACCCCGTCGGCCAGCTTGCAGGAGCGCAACTCGGGCGTGTACAGATACAGATGATGCTCGCCCCCGCCTGCGGTCAGGGCGATGGGCCCATCAGGGCCAGCACCATGCTCCGAAAGCCAGCGTGCCCAGGATGTATCGCCACCGTTGCGCGGATCGATGTCCGCCACCACTAGCCCGCTGGCCCGACCGGCTGCGATCCCGACGTTAGCCTGCGGCTGCTGCGCCCACCATTGCCGGATCGTGCCCGGATCGGTCGTTGCGTCATGGACCCCGTGCGCGGTGGCGGGCACCTTGCCCCCAGGCGCCAGCGGCAGGACCGGCCAGCCCCAGCTAGCGTAGGTCAGGGCTGCATCAAGCAGCGACATTGTCGCCACGATCTTCGCCCCTGTCCGCACGCAGCGCCCCGCCGGTCCGTACCTCGATCTCGTACTGGCGAGACATCGGCGGGCGCTCGCCCCATAGATACACCCCCTGCGGCCAGATACCTAGCGCATCCGCCAATGCCTTGCGGCTCCCGTAGTGCCTGACCGCCTCGTCCGTCGTCATGTTGACCCCCTGAAAAAAGTGCTTGACAAGGTATCACGACGCCGGCACACTAGCAACACCTCGCAGCCAGATCCCCTGACCAGCGAGCAGCACAGGAGCAGATGATGTACCCGACTTTCGAATACGAATTCATCGAGCCGCGCCACGGACATCATGTGTGCGCCGTCATCGAGATCGATTACTACGATCCGGGCTACCCGACGACTTGGTACGAGGAGGGCTACGGCCCCGAGGTGTCCTGGACCGTCTGCAACCACCGGGGGCACCCGGCCCCCTACATCGAACGTCGCATGACCCAAGCCGACATCGACGCCATCACCGACAAGGCGCTCGCCATCATGGCCGAAGACGCTTGCGAGGAATACTGATCATGACCCTCACCCCCGCCCACATCGCAGAGGCTCACGCCCTGCTGATGGAAGTGTATCGGACCAGCACCGAGCGCCTCACCCGCGAGCAGGTTATGGACCTGCGGACCCGCGCCATGTCCAGCGCGATCAGGCTCAAGGTCCATTGCCTCGACAAATTGCCCCCCGTCACCCTCAAACAGGAGTAGCAAAATGGCAATCCAACTCAAATCCACCAAAGACCTCGCCGCCGAGGGCGTGAAACTGCTGGTCTACGGCGCGGCCGGTGCCGGCAAGACCTCGCTCATCCCCACCCTGCCGGCGCCCGTCGTCCTGTCGGCCGAGGGTGGCCTGCTCTCGATCGCCGGGGCCGAGGTGCCCTACATCGAGATCAAGGACATGGAGACGCTGCGCGAGGCGTGGAAGTGGCTCGCTGAGAGCGCCGAGGCCAAGGCTTTCGAGTCGGTCGCGCTGGACAGCATCTCGGAGATCGCCGAGGTGGTCTTGAACGCCGAGAAGAAGGCGACCAAAGACCCCAGGCAGGCATACGGGGCCATGCAGGAGCAGATGACGGACATTATCCGCGCCTTTCGCGACCTGCCCGGCCGAAACGTCCTGATGACGGCCAAGTTGGAAAAGCAGCAGGACGAGATGGGGCGTGTGCTCTACAGCCCCTCCATGCCCGGCAACAAGACGGGGCAGGCTCTGCCCTACTTTTTCGACGAGGTGCTGGCCCTGCGCGTGGAGAAAGACGCCGAGGGATCGGTCCAGCGCATCCTGATGTGCGACTCGGATGGCCTGTGGTTGGCCAAGGATCGCTCGGGCCTGCTGGATATGTGGGAGCAGGCCGACTTGGGCGCGATCATCCGCAAGATCAGGGGGGAATGATGAGCAAGCATACACCGGGGCCGTGGTGCGCCATGAGCAACGCGGTCTACAGCGACGACACAGCCGTGTGCATGATCACAAGCTACCGCGATATGACCCCGAGGCAAACCGCAAATGCCCGCTTGATCGCCGCAGCGCCGGATTTGCTGGCGGCGCTTTGGGGAATGGTGACCAGCTTTCACGCCGTCGAATGGATGGAGCCGCATATGAGGGAATCGGCAGATAAAGCCCGCGCCGCCATCGCCAAAGCTACAGGAGAAGCATGATGCAAGAAATCATCGACACCTGGCTCCAAGCCAAGGAGGCCGAGCGCAAGGCCATCGAACTGCGCCGCGCGGCCGAGGATGCGATGGTCGAAGCCCTGCGCATCGACCCGACCGTCGAAGGCACCATTAACCGCGAGACCGATGTCTAC